CGCGCCCTGAAGGCAGAATACAGCATCGAAATGGCACAGGATCTCAAGGCGATCCATGGTCTAGATGCTGAGCAAGAGCTCGCTAACATTCTTAGCACCGAGATTCTTGCTGAAATCAACCGTGAAGTTGTCCGTACCATTTACACCAACGCTGTAAAGGGTGCTATCAACAACACTGCAACCCAAGGCATCTTCGACCTCGACGTTGACTCCAACGGTCGTTGGTCGGTTGAGAAGTTCAAGGGTCTCCTCTTCCAGATCGAGCGTGATTGCAACGCTATCGGTCATGAGACTCGTCGCGGGAAGGGCAACATCCTCATCGCTTCTGCTGATGTGGTTTCTGCTCTCGGCATGGCTGGTGTCCTCGATTACACCCCTGCTCTCGCTGGCAACAACGGTCTCGTCCCCGATGACAACAGCAGCACCCTGGTTGGCACCCTGAATGGCCGCATCAAGGTTTATGTTGATCCTTATTCTGCAAACGTTGCTGACAAGCACTTCTACGTTGCAGGTTATAAGGGCACCAGCCCCTATGACGCAGGTCTCTTCTACTGCCCCTATGTCCCCCTCCAGCAGGTTCGTGCTATCAACCCTGACACCTTCCAGCCCAAGATTGGCTTCAAGACCCGCTACGGCATGGTCTCCAATCCCTTCGCTCAAGGTCTCACCCAGGGCAGCGGTGCTCTCACCGTTAACAGCAACAAGTACTATCGTCGCGTCCAAGTTGCTAACTTGATGTGATGATAAATACCTTTACCGTGTGAAGGAAGTGAGAGAGGTCTTCGGACCTCTCTTTTTTTGTCTAAATATATCAGAGACTTGATTTTAATATGATTACCGATATTCGGTTTGACCAATTCATTGGTTACTTCGACACAGAATATGATTGCTCCGATTTGATTGAGTATTGGAGATACCAAGATAAGTGTGGATCTACATTCAATAGATTTGGCACATTTGGTAAAGAGAAGGGGGCACATATCCGTAAGGATAAATGTCTTGCGACTGAAGACTTCATGCTAGATCACGCTTGTGGTTATCAATACATGCGATCATACAATGAAGTTGTTGGTACTTGTTTAGAAGAATATATCAGGAAGTATGAGCACTTGCTCTGCTACCGTTATCAGCAAGTATATCTGAATGTGCAGAGGACTCTACCCCAACAGGGATACCATTCATGGCATTCTGAAGATGGCAACATGGGGGCAAATAGAAGAATCTTGGCAACAATGATGTATCTAAATGATGATTTTGAAGGTGGTGAAACGGAATTCCTATATCAGTCTTTGCGAGTAAAACCAAAACGGGGTATGGTCTTAATTTGGCCAGCAGGTTTCACCCACGTCCACAGAGGGAATCCTCCTTTATCTGGAGAAAAATTCATCGCTACATCATGGTTAGAAAACATTAACGCATAAAAATGGCAAACTGGTACGAAGATCAACTAACCAATAGAAACTTCCTATCACCGATTGGATTTCTATTCACCCTAGAGAAGGCAAGGAAAGCATCCTTCTTATGTCAACGTGCGGCTATTCCTACTCTATCACTGGGTAATGTTGATATTCCAACCAGAGGTTTAGTGCCCATCCCTACTGAGGGTAACCTTGTCTACGGTGGTTTTGAGATTGAATTTATTGTTGATGAAGATCTCAGAAACTACATGGAAATCCATAACTGGATGAGAGGTCTTGGAGCACCTCAGAGTATTAATGATAGAGTCGATTTCAAAACTGCTAATCAAAGGCAGGAAAATTTTGATTACAGATATTCAGATGGCACTCTTCAAGTCCTGAATAACAATAACCTTTCAAACTTTGAAGTCGTATTTAAAAACTTATGGCCTACAGAATTGTCAACACTTTCATTTGATGTTACTGGTGGTGACAATGACTTCCTCTCAGCAACTGCAAGTTTCAAATACACCATTTACGAAATAAGAAATGTAAACTCGCAAACAAAGAGATGATCAAATTTGAGCACCAATGGGGTGGCGAAGATAATTGGTACACTAAGAGTAAGCGATGGGCAAACAAACAAAAGTTTCCTGTCAATCATCTTGCATTGGGATTAATTGAATGGTTGTATGAACACTGGATTGATGGTAAAGTGGAGATGGAAATGCAATCCATTGACAAACAAGTAAAAGCTATCGGTGAAATATGGGACGCAGAAGATGAGCGAAACAGACAACCAACAGTGGAAGAGGGACCTTCTAGCGTGCCCGACCTTCCCACTCTCAGAATTAGAGCTCCGTTTGTTGAGAGAGGGACCGAAGAGCCTAGCACAAGCGTGGCATCTTCAAGCAATACGGTACAGATACCTGACCCGTGGGATTACTCGGGGGACTGGAACGACGCACAAATAGGACTTTATAATGAATCTAGAAACGCTTCAAGAAATGTGGAGGAAGGACAGCGTAATTGACACTGACCTTTATTGTGAAGAATCCACAAAAGTACCACAACTCCATATGAAATATATGGAGTTTTTTACAACATACTCTCTGATGAAAAAGGAGAGGGAGTTGGAATACAATCAACTGGTTAGAGACAAATGGTTGTATTACAAAGGGAAGGCACCATCTTCGGTTTACAAAGAAATGCCTTTCGATCTCAAACTTACTACTAAGGAAGAGATCAGTATGTTTATTGATGCGGATGAAGACATTCGCAAAGTGCAATACAAAATCGCATACATAGAGCAGACTCTAGCGTTTCTTGAAAGTGTACTGAAACAGATCAATAACAGGACATTCCAAATCAAAAATGCAATTGAGTGGGAGAAGTTTAAGAATGGATTCTAATGAATTACGGTCTCTTCTACAAGCAAGTCACATTTAACCGTGACTCAATAGCAACAGTCCAAAGAGCGATTGCCAACGAAAACCTTGAATGGAATGTTGGCAAAATTTTTAATCAAGAAAACGATACAAAAAGAAAAACGGAAGTGGCATGGGTGAAAGACCGAGATCTTTTACTCATGCTTTTGCGTATGGTAAAACAAATCAACAAAGGAGCACACTGGAATCTAAACATCACTGGTGTAGAACCTGTGCAGTTTGGATCGTATGGCGAAGGTGGTTTCTACGATTGGCATATTGATCAGCATCCTAAAGTTTTGAATGGTGTTGTACGTAAGATCAGTATGTCTCTCTTTCTCAATGATGACTTCTCAGGAGGGGAGTTTGATTTGGAGATATATAAACCAGGAGAAAAACAAAGGTTTGTCACAATCACACCTAAGAAATACTCCGCCGTTTTCTTTCTAGCAGATCAATGGCATAGGGTCCGCCCCGTCACTGCTGGACATAGAAAATCACTTGTAGCATGGTTTTATGGTCCCCCCTATGTTTGATTTGAAGATCAGCAAGAAGAATGAAGTTTACCTAAAGGTCGAAGCAGAGCCACATATTAATTACGAATTAGCAGACTTCTTTTGCTTTGAAGTTGAGTCTGCAAAATTCATGCAGAAGAATCGAAGATATAAAGGTTGGGATGGAAAAATACGCCTGTACTCCCCAGGGACGGGAGAGATCTATGTCGGTCTCATTGACTATCTCTTGGACTGGGCGAAGGAAAGGCAATACACTTATGAGATTCAGGACTCCAAATTCTTTGGTAGTCCTACAGAGGTAAATGAAATGATTACTCCTGAGGGGGTAGCATCTTTCGTAAAGGGGTTAAATCTACCCCATCGCGTGAGGGATTATCAGTATAAAGCCGTATACGAGGCACTAAGATATAATAGGAGACTTTTATTATCACCGACAGCTTCTGGTAAATCTCTGATGATCTATACATTAGTCAGATACCATGTTAATGCGGACAGAAATATTCTAATAGTCGTACCCACCACGTCTCTTGTCGAGCAGATGTACAAAGACTTTGAGGAATATGGATGGATGGCGTCCAAATATTGCCACAAGATTTATGCGGGGCAAGAAAAATACACGAGCGATCAGGTAGTAATTACCACTTGGCAATCTATCTATAAAGAACCTAGACGCTGGTTTGATCGATTTGATGTCGTCATCGGTGACGAGGCGCACCTTTTCAAAGCTAAATCTTTGACTTCTTTGATGTCCAAACTCCATGAGTGTAAGTATCGAATCGGGTTTACGGGGACACTAGATGGAGCAAATGTAAATCAACTAGTGCTGGAAGGTGTCTTTGGGAGATGCTCTCAAGTCACACGCACTAATGAGTTAATGAAGGCTGGGCATGTTGCCAAACTTAAAGTTAATATCGTGTTGCTAAAACACGAAGAAAAAATATTTGAGGGTTACCAAGACGAGATATCTTATTTAGTTGAGCATGATGGAAGAAATAGGTTCATCAGAAATCTAGCGTGTGATCTGAAAGGCAATACACTAGTGCTATTCAACTTTGTGGACCGTCACGGCATCCCTCTTTACGAGATGATAAATAGTTATACAAAACGACCTGTGCATCTTGTCCACGGGGGTGTTGACGTTGATGACAGAGAAGATATCCGTCTTCTCACCGAGCAATCAAACGATACGATTATCATTGCATCTTACGGCACATTCTCTACAGGTATCAATATTAAAAATTTACATAATGTTATCTTTGCTTCTCCATCCAAATCTAGAGTACGTAATCTCCAATCTATTGGACGTGTATTGAGAAAGGGGGAGAATAAAGCGCAAGCAACTCTTTATGATATTGCAGATGACATATCTACCGATCGCGGTAATAACTACACACTCAATCATTTAATGGAAAGAGTGAAGGTTTACAACCAAGAAAAGTTCCAGTATGAAATCACAGAGGTAAAGGTAAAAACGTATGATTAACTACGCAAGACATGATGAAGAATTCTATGGAATTTTTAAACTTAATAATGGTGAGGAAGTTGTAGGTAAAGCAATCCTGACAGAGGATTGTGGTGAAACAATCGTCTTCCTACAAGATCCTGTAGTCATTGAAACTTTTACTAAAGAGTTAGAAGACGGCAAAGTTGCTAGGGGGATGGGATTCTCTCACTGGATGCAAATGAGTGAAGAAGAATTTTTCATCCTTAGGGAAAAAGATATTATATCTCTCGCATCGCTATCGCCAGAGTATGTCATGATGTATGAAGCGTACATCGCTGGTGAAGATATAAAGAATGCGGGTAATACAAAAAAAGTATCCCTCGATACGGATATGGGATACAAAGGAAACGTCAAAGAAGCAAGACAACTCTTTGAAAAGATATATAAGAATCCTAGTTACTATAAGTAACCTTTCAACCCTCACATGGTTATTCTACAGAGAATTGACAATCTTGTCAAGTGTGTTATAATACAAACAGGCGAAGAAAACAAATATGGGAATTGCTCCACCAATGAAAAAGAAGCAGCATTATGTAAATAATCAAGAGTTTCTTGCCGCCCTAATTAAATACAAAGATAAGGTTGCCATTGCGGAAGCAAAAGGTTTGCCGAAACCTAGAGTAGATAATTACATCGGCGGTTGTTTCCTCAAGATTGCAACACATTTATCATACAGACCAAAC